TTTGTATTGATGCCATATGGTATCCTGGAGTTAAAGAGTATATAGCAACTCGACTTAATGCTATTCCAGGTGCCGTTGCACATGTTGTTTTTACAGCATATCCTTCTCAAAATGGTACTTATGAAACTTTTGACCGTGAAGCTACCGCTGTCATTAAAGATGGTTTTATTAATTATCAAGCTGGTAATAATGTCAAATACACTCATGAACATTTTTACTGGCCTTCAGTTGATTCTTCTGATGCTGTTTTGGAATTTTCTGGTAAACGTGTTGCTATACATGAAATGTCACGCACTGCTGTTGGTCCACAGTTGAGTATTGTTCATACTGTATGGACTTCCACTAAACAACCCTTATCACAACCTGACTTTGATCAGATGCATTCATATGTTGATATCTTTTTTGAAGATATGACTATACTGCAAAGTTATAAGGGTATAGCTGACAGTTATGATTTAGGCACCTATAATAGAAAAGTTAAGGTACTGAGATCAATTGTCCGCTCTGTTGATGTAGTGTCTGTTAGCAACACTGTTGCCAAAGACCCTATGAATCTCTATTCAACAGCTATGCGTAACTATGTTAATGAAGGAAAAGGTAGTCGCACAGCCGATACATCTGCAATGATGCATTTTGCAACACTTGCACGTGTACATGAGTTAGATTCTTATAAAGCAAAGTACGCGGTTCTTGGTGATAATGATCATGCAAAATTGGTCAAATCACTTAAAGATGCTGATAAGCCTCCTAAAGAAAGACTTATTATAGCCGCTGCTGACTTCGCCGTTCGTACGTTGACTAAGATTTTTGGTAAAACAAAAGCTATTTCAACTGTTAATAAAACTTCCCTTGACGGTATTGGTGGGTTTAATGTCATCGACACTGTTAAGCAGAAGGTCGTCAACTTTATAGTAGGCGACGAGCGTGAAAGGCTCACACTGAAGCATAATGACCTTTATGTAATTGCCCACGCTATTAATGAGAAAGCTACCATTGCTATTGACACTGTTAATGTTGTTACAGTATCAATTTTAGCTGGTTGTGCTTCCCTCTATGTTAACATGCCAATTGTTGGCGTTGTTATTGTTGGAGTTTCTGCTCTGACATTGTTGTTCAACGGTTATGCTTATTTGAAAATGACATTGTTGTTGAACAGTTTTGCTGAGGAAGACCGGTTGGAGGTTTATACTGCTTTGTTAGATAAGCGTATAAATAAGCTTATGGTTGCATATGATGATATGGCGGGTTCTTATGTCCGTCATGTTGATGATAGCCTACTTGAGATTAAACCATCTGATTTAGGTGAACAAGCTGTGCTCGTTACGTTTATGGACCCATTCGTTCAGAATGAGTACGTTAATGGTAGATTGACTGCTGAACTTATACCTTGTACTTGTAAGGTTGACAATTATGAAGCTACTATGCCTGTAATAATTGCGAATGGAGCACCTTATGAGTGTTTTTATTATGATGGTTGCGCCCGTAATGGCGTGGCTGCTTTGCTGACCAGACAGCTCCAAAACTGTCCTCGAGGTGATCCACGTTGGTTTGCACAATTCTATGATTGGTATGTTAAAAGAATTGATAAGTTGTTAGAACAGGCTGAGATGTTGGAGTTAAATTTCACTTTTGAAGAATATCTTAGCACACGTAAACCTGAGAAAGCTAAGAAATATGCCGCTGCTGCTGATGAAGTGCTACAGACTGGTATTATTAACGATAATCTTAACTTTTTTGTTAAGACCGGTGAAGCTAAATATGATAATGGCAAGCCGAGAGCTATAATGGCTACTCATCGTACCGGGTCCGGTTATGCATTGTATTTTAACTGGATACTTAAGAAGATTTTCGGTAAACTTTTGCCTGGCTTAGTGTTTGATATGAATTGTGCTGACCTAAGCGATCGCCTGACTGAGGATTTGGAACATGTCCCAAACAATTTGGATATTGAAGACAGTTCCACTGGCATTCATGATAAACAAAATCATGATGCCCATCAGAATGGTCTGATTATGTCTACGCATAATTATGCCATAAATAAGTTTGAACCTTTAGTATGTCGTGTTGGTAATATACCCGACATTATAAGGCCTGAACTTCTTCGATTTATGGAAAATGTTACTCACAAAGCTTTTTATCAGCTTGATGGGGTACTTTACATGATTGTTGTATTTAAGAATACCGTTGCCAGTGGCCTCGGCGTTCACACTACTACTGGTAATAGTGTTTGGGTTCATATGACCAATGAATATATTTCTTATCAAGCCGGACTTGTTTATGATGATGTCTGGTATAATGTTGACACTAATTGTTATCGTTACGGTAAGAATAATGATGTGTATAATTATACACATGGCGATGATAGCATGATGAAAATCGTTCGTGGAGCCAGAAAGCTTATAAGAGTTGTTGCCTCTACTTTTAGTATAGACAACAACTCTGCTATGAAAGGCACCGGAGAATCTATAAAAGGTTTTAAAATGTTACCTTTTGATTATAGTGATTTTCTTTCATTGCATAGCATACGCCTACCGAGTGGACAGTTCGTTTTTTTTCGACAGTTGCACAAAGCTTTACTAATTAAACCCAGAAAGAAGCACATAGAATACTATGAACATTTGTACAGTATTTACATGGCTTACTGTATGTGGGGTAAAAATGTACCCATGATAGATGACATGATTCTCTATATGCGACAACAGCTTGATGCTTGCATTAATGCTGATGGTACTTTAGGCTATTCGCCTTCACCCAAGAAGCGTAAGCAAATTGAGGCTTACTTGGATTCTTATGATGTAGCGATGCTTAAGACGCACGCCCACCTTATTGATACTTCGTTGGTTATTGAGATGTGGGAACGTGTCTACCATTTTAGGGACGTGTGTTATAATGTGTCCTTTGATGGCAATTTCTGTAATTCAGAAGTTTTTAATCATCTTTATAATAGAATCGGTGGTGAAACTTTTGATACCGTCGATTATGTCGACCTTGGTGACACAGTACATGAGGCCCATGCTATGGATTATACTGTGCATGAAGTTAATGCTATGGATGCGGCAAATGTTCATCATCCAGATGATACAGTGCTGTATGATTCGTCTTTAGATGGTCCTTTAGACGATTCTACAGTTGACATAAATTTGGATTATTTGTCCAATGGTGAATCAGATTGTGATTTGACCATTCAAGCTGGTGGTAGGCATGTTGTTGTTGATGGCCGCACCTGTTTTCTTGAACCGTACCATGAACAACCAATTGTTTGTCCAATTACAATTGATTGTTCTGATGTCAGTGATTACGAGAATGAATATTTAGTACCTGACACAAGTTTTGAATTTGGTAAATTTACTGGCAAACCTCTTTTTATTGATAGAACTGGACTGACTCACTCGAATTTAATACAATATAATCGTGATTATTTACAGATTTTATTTAACGAAGGTGATATGTCTACTATTATTAACAATAATGTTCCACGTCAGCGTAGGACTCAGAAGAGCATTGCTAAAAATAAAAAAAATGCTGCTAGGTATCAAGGTGCCATTAGCAACCAACAAAATCAAAACCAAAATAACAACAACAACACTTTTAACGCCGCTAAAATTGCAAAGAACCGACGTAAGAACCTTAAGAGAAAGCAAAGGAAGGCTGCTCTTAGGTTTGGCGCAGGTTATGCACCGGTTTACGGCATTAACCACTTTAGCTATCGTAATGCGGGCCAAAATTATGGTCCACAGAACTACGGGCTTGGTGGTATTAATACTAGTACTGCTCGTGGTAATCCTGTTAAATACGTAGCTAATGTACTTGACCCTGCTGGTGCTGAACCGTGCAGAGTGCCGACTGAATTTCCTATTAAAACAGCTCTTACAAAATTTAATTTTGAAGGAACTTTTAATACTAATGTTAATGGAGATTTTAGTCTTGTTGCTTTTCCTAGTAACATGGTTGGTGATGTCTTGATTGTCCTTAATGATGACACTTATGACCCCAATACTGCTACACAAGCAGCGCCACCTACTATTTTGGAGGTTGGAACTAACAAATTGTCTAACAGTCAATACTCTTATAGTAGAGTTGTAGGCTGTTGTATGAGGGTTTGGAATACGAATGCGAGGAACTATACCAACGGTAATGCTGTTACAGGCTATGTAGGTAGAGTACCTCCCAATTTGTATGCTATCAGTCCTTCGACATCTTTTATTGAATATGATTTGATGAATGAAGGTATCGGTATGGAAATCGCCAAAGTTAATGATAAGCATCAAGTTCTTTGGAGACCAAGAGATGCTGCGGATCTGACATTTGTCTCTAATAATGTCGACCCTAATTTGACGACCTGTTTGGTATATAATGGTTACAACCAGAAGAATACCAATACAGGTGCAGCAACTAGAATCAAGTATGAACTTTATCTCACACTTGAGTACATAATTACTGGAGCTAACACCCAATCGGAGGAATCTATAGGATCTAGCGATATGCGTGGTAGAAATATTGCTGGTGCTATTTTGGCCAACAATCCTACTCTGGCTGTACATGCTTTACCTAAGGGTGGAGGTACTGTACCTAGTTATGTTAATAGCATACTTAGTATGTTAGATGAGAGTATTGATAGAATACCTATTGAAGAAATGGGTAGAAAGGCAGTTAGCATAGTTAGTAGTGGTAACACTTCTATGTATGAGTGAACTGAACAAGTTATTAGTAAAGGTGGTATCACCAAGTGGCGTGATTATCTTCCTGATTTAAGTTCATTATATGAGCTTAATACTAAGTTTTAATCCTGATGGACGAAAATCCTTAATACTTTAATCGTGTCTTGCAGAGACCTAAATAACTGTATTGCTCGTTGTGGGTGAGGGGGGTAATCCTCACCTATACATTGTAGCTCTTATGACTTTTA